TCCAAGTGCTTTTTTAATAGTACCCAATCGCATTTAGGGTTATCCCAATGCAAGTCGGATAGCATAGCTACGTGAACTTGCGTACCCACTAATTGTAATTCGTGGATATTTTTTCCGTGTTTTATTACATTCATAAATGTTAAATTTGCCCGAAATATCGGAAGAAAAGACGAACCCGAGAAATAAAGGTAGAATTTAGAATAAACCGAAGAACGAATCCGAGTACAAAAGCAAGAAACACCAACCACCACGAAGTGCGATATTTAACCACTTGCGAAGCCTTAGCAGTTTTCCATTTTGTTTCGCCTTGAATCTTTAATGTTTTAACACGTTCTTTGTATTCTATTCTAGTTTGCCAACGTGTTTTAGGAATATATATATTTTTGTAATTTATTACCGTATCGCGATACGCGATAAATTTCTCCCAAACAATAGTATCGTTTTTAATTACGGGGAACGAATCTAACGTAGTTATTCGTATCGTGTCGCTATCTTGTACCACCTTTAGCCCGTGTTTAAGCGCTTTTTTATAGTGGTATTGTGCTTTGCGTTCACTTGAACACGAAAGTAGCGTTAAAACGCTTAAAATCGCTATTATTCGAATCATAAACTTTGTAACATTTTAATCATTCTCGGACACGGGTAAATATCCGCTTTGTCTTTTCTCACGCTGTTATGCGTATAAATCCCCTTAGAACCCTTGAACGCTTCGTTATCTAAACTCCAAATTTCTTTACGATAGGTTTTAGGAATTCCGTACGTTTCGCAAAGATATACGACTAACTGCCGTGTGGCTTCTATTTGTGCATCCGTGTATTTATACCAATGTTTGTAACCTTTGTACGGAGTTTGCAAAGTGGTAACATACGAAGGGTTTATTTCCCCGCCTACGTAGTTAAAGAATTTTCCGTTTTTTTCTTTGAGCATTCCCCAATTACAAACTTCGATACCTACCGAAAGTTTATTTAAGTTCTTGTAAGGTAGTCCACGCGTTGTAAAATCCTGCGAATCTATTCCCAAGTGCCAAGCCCAATGCTTAGAGCTAAAACATTGTACTATCGTTCCATTTTCCCCAACTACGAACGCGGTTGCTATTTGTGAATCGTTGCTATTCCAAAAACGTGCAACTCCTTCTGCGTTTCCGTTCCCTGCGGTATGGTGTAAATATATCTGCGTTTTGTCGCTTACTTCTTCGAAGAACTGTCCTTTAGATAAACGCTTTTGTACTATTTTTTGAATGTCAAGGCTTGAACTCATCCCATTCTTGTTTTTTCGCTGTTATAAACTCCTTAAATGACTTTAGAACGTCTTTTTTAGTTACGTCAAAGTAACTTTCATTAATACTTTTTAACTCCGTGAAAACGCAATAAAAGGTAAAAGCCTTGGTTAATACTAAATCAACACTAACAAACAATCCGATTAAATCTTCAAGAACGTATTTCTCAAGGAAGAAAACGCAAACAATCGCGCCTGCGTAAAGTAATGTTTTAGAAATCGTACGGGCAAAGCCTCGAGAACGTAAAGGTAACTTCAACTTTTTACTTCGCCATATACCCGCGATTAAATCTAACCAAATAAAAAATATAGTTATTGAAACCATTCCTTTAACAGGTGCTAAAATAGCTAAAAACGAAAGTAAAAAAAGTTGAAGTTTAGTATTCATTGTAATAATAGTTCAATAAGTCAAACGCTAAATTAGATGCGTAAGCCACTGCAAAAAGTTTGATAAATATGTAAGGCGCTTCGAATAAGGCTACCAAAACACCTGCATAAGATAGTATGTAATAAAGTAAAGAAAGTCCGCGTAAGTGGTTATTCATATAAAGCGGTTATAAAGTCATTAATATTCTCGTAAGTTTCTTCGTTAATTGACATTGTAGTGTCGCAAAGAATTACGCCTTTATCAGTTGGCACGTGTGCTTGTGTTTCGTCTAGAATTTCCGCTTCGCCTTGGAAGATATATTCAAGTTCGCGCATAACGAACCCGCCTTTAATGGTTGTTAGATTAATCATAAATTTGAATTGTTACGCGTTTATGTCCTAAGTTGTCGGGAGTAGTTGTTGAGTTTTGAACGGCAAAAATTAAATAATAATCAATAGCGGGATTAAAAGAAATAAGCGCTATTCCACCAGTGGTTAAATCATTACTAACAAAGCCCGTTGTTAAATAAACATTCAAGTTAGTTCCGTCAAAAAATATATTCCTTCGCCAATTTTGTATATAATTAGTACCCGTCATTTGTGCGCTTGTACCTAACAAGGTCGCACCCGTTAAACTATTGCTTGTATTAATATAAACACGACCTGTTGAAGTTGTTGAACCCGCTGATTTTAACAATAAACTTTGAACAAATAGAGTGTTATCTGCTACCAATGTTCCCGAAGGAATCAAAACTGAAGCGCTAATTTGGTTTGTCGTTCCCGTTAGGTTTAATCCGTTTACGCTTGCTAACGTTCGGGGGTTAGTTTCGGGAACGGGTATCGCGTCTATAATTTCTGCGCCTGTAATGCTTTTAGTTATAAAGCCGTCGGGGGTGGATTCCGAAATTTCGAGTAAGTCCGTTTCGCTTAGTGGCGCTCCTTTAGGTGTTAACTCACTTATTCTTATTGACATTGTTTAACTTTTTAATTAGTTTTTGCAACTTAATTACGTTGCTTTTCTTTGGTGTGTATTCCTTCTTTATATTACCCATCCCGTATAGTTTGAATCCGTGTTTGGATATATATCCGAGTTCGTGTTTGTATAGTATTCAGGAAACGTGTTACCCGAAAATGTCATAAACTGAATAAAACGCTCCGTATAGTTTTGCGCTAAATATCTTTGCTTGTCTATAAGGAAATCAACTTCGTTTTTATCAACGTTAGAAGCGTTTTCCGAACTATGTTTAAATATACCCTTGTTCGCCATAGTGTAAGCCATAAACGGCAAGTATTCAACCATTGCCCAATGGATTAACATAGGTTTTAAATAGGTCTCAACTAAATCTAAATACGGATTCGCTAACGTTCCCGCTACTATATCCGCTTTAATTTTATTAAGTAGTTCCGTTCCCGTGTATTGTTGTATATGGATGTCTTGAGCGACTTTAATCCATTGTATAAATGTATCGGTATCTATGTTTCCGTTAAGTGCGGTAAATCGCACCAAATCGTCTCGTGTAATTAGTAATGCTTCTGCCATTTCTATTTAGGTAAAAATCCTCGGTTCGGCATATCGATAGGTCGAGTGCTTACGAGTGCATTGTTTTTAATTTTATATCCAAATTTCTCCGCTTTACGTACGGCTATTTGTTTAGCTTTTGGACTATTTACGTCTATTCCAAAACGACTATCAAACTGCGCGTAAACTTGCTTGTTCCATCTATGGTGGCAATTTGGGCCGCCTTTATATAACCAAATATCGTAGGTTAAATTTCCTTTAGGTCCGAAGCCTATTTGTTCGCCTTCCGCATTAACGTAATATCCGTTTACTATACTTTTACTCATTCGTAAAATATCTTCTTTTCGGTATATCTTTTTAGACGATTTCATTAACTTACAAAAAGGTCTTGTCTTACCGCTTTTCCCGCCGTCTTCGCCTTCGTAAACATATCTAGTAATAAACTTAACCCCTTCGATAACTTCGTCTTGTTCGGACTTAGCGTTAGGGAATGCGATACCAGTATTTACCAATTCAACTAAACGAGAAAATAAACTTTTTTCGCCTTTAAGCGCGTTGTTTTCTTCTTCGTCCGTGTCGTAATCTACTGGCGCTTCGTCTATTAATAGCCAATCCGCTTGCGGTTGTTCGCCAAATTCTTGTAAGGCTAACGCTATTTGTTCTTCCGTGCTTTGTGCTTTTAATTCGGTTGTATCCGCTCCCGTTTCTTCCGTTACTTGTTCTTCCGTTTGTGCGTTTTCTAAGTCCGTAAATTCAAGCGGTTTTAACGTTCTAAAGAATAGTTTTAACGCGATTCCGTTATAAGCTAAAACCTTATCAAACGCTTCAAGTATTTCGTCTTGAAACGGCTTAATAATCATATTATTAAACAAGATAAACGAGTTTTGTAACTCATCTGCGTTAGAACTGAATCCGTTAGCCGAAGCAATACCAAATAACAAAGGCGAAGTAACGTTATGACCTAGCATTATTTTGCGTAAACATTCTTCGCTTAGGTACGTGTAATGGTCGGGAGCATCGTTTAATGGAATATCGTCTACCGTGGTTTTTGATTCCGAGTTTAGGTTAAACGCTACGATAACTTTTTGACCTTTTGAACCCGTAAGTTTGCTTAATACTTTTTGGCTAATTAGGTCTTGTTGTTCTTCCGAAGGAACTCCATTATTAAAGTTAACTACTTTCGTTCCCGAGAATCCGTTTTGAACTTCGTTAATTAGATAATCCGATACCTCTTCTTCCAAAACTGCGTAAGGAATTGCGCCTTGATAGTCTGGGTAAGCGTAATATTTCATCCCTACTCCGTAAGGCTTAACGAACATTATTTCTACTTTGTCTTTTCCGTGTCCGAATGCGTTAAATCGTTTAGGCGGGAATCTGCGTACGTCTTCCCAATTATCGGAATAGTAATAACCCGTAATTTCGCCGTTTTCGTTGCATTTTTCCGCACGTAAAAGATTCACGGGCATATGATAAACCTTTAAGATTTTATCGTGCTTATCGTTGTAATGAACTTGCATTGCAAACTGCCCGAATAGTTTTCTATCGAATACCATTTTACGTAAACAATCGGAACTAAACAAGGTCATCATTTGAGCGTACTCGTTAGGCTTACGCGAAGCGTCTAAGGCGCTAAGACCTTTGCCATAAATTAAACGGCTTACGTTGTTTATTATCGCGCTGTTTGTAGTGGATTTCGTGTACCTATCTATTAAGTACCCGAAGTAATTGTTATCTTCGCCGAATTCTACCCACGCATCGCGTTTAGATTCTTGTATTATCGGTTGTTGATATTCCGCAAGTTGCAGTATGTGAACGTTATTACTCATACATTATAAAGTCGTTAGTTGTGGTGTTACTAATGTAACCGCCGTTATTTACTGAAAACGTGTCTATCGGTTGGTTAGTGCAAAAGATTCGTTCCTTTAGGACTAAATCTCCGTTCGCGTCTTTTAATACCATCCAATAAAAGTGGTTTTCTTCCGTGGGTAAGATAGCTGTAAATTGGTAGACGTAATCCCCCGCCGTAAACGTACCCGCAACCGTTGTAAGTACGTTCGTGTTTTCGTCGATTAGTTCGCACGTTGTAGGTGTACCGTAACGTGGTATAAAATCGAACGTTTGGCTTGTTAATTGTTCTTGAACTACTATCATATAAGTATAACTATTAATCCGTTTTTTTGTGCAATAAAAAAGGGGTGTTGCCACCCCCTTAACGCATATGAAACAAAGTTCTTAAGAATTAACTACCGTAGGTGAGTTAAGCAAAGTAACTAATTGTGCTTCGGTTGCACAATCCAAGAAGTTAGCAGGAACGGCTTCTTGTCCCGTAAAGGTTAAAGAATATCCGTTCATATCGCCTAACGCAGTTCCGTTAGAAATAGTACCCGCAGTTACGTCCATTCCGCGAAGTAATCCCGCAATAAAGTATTGACCCGCGTTTGTCTCAACGATA